TGCCATTTTTGTTTAATTTAATATTACGAAATTTTCTATACTTGTACAAATCTTTTACATTTGGCACAGGTGTATCTTTAAACTCTTCCATTCTTTCTTTTAATATGTTTATGGATTTAACATCCGTTATAAATTTTTCACTCATGGTTTTGGTAAGTGATGTGTTGTTGTTATAATAGTATTCTCCAAATAATAATTGTCATAACCTTCAATTTGTAACCCATAAAAAGACATAGGTTCCTCATGTAATTCTACATGTGTTATTGGATTGTCTAAAAACCTATCTCCAACTCTTACATCTGTTGTTTTTACAAATTGGAATTCATCGTCTCTATTAATATATATAAACTCAATTGGTGAAAACATAAAATTATTTATCTCAACCCAAGTTTTAAAATTATACTTATGAATATTACTTACTTTTCCATAATCATATAAATCATTATGTTGTTTTTCTTTATAATCTACCCATGGTCTGTTTACATCAACTATTGTATCATCATTCACTTTATTTAATATAAAAGGTTCTGCAGGTGTTGGATAGTGGTGTCCCACTAATTCTTTTATTGTACTTACTTTTACCCTATCACCTATCTTTACTTGTCGTATTGGTTTATCAATTACAAAAGTTGAAGATTCAATTATCTCTACTCTTGTCTCACCACCTACTTGACCCCATATCCCACTTCTTACAAATGTACTATTTTCAAATTTCATTTCAAACATATTGTCTAACTTAGGATTTTTATTTACATGTGTTGGATTACCAACTAAATTAATAATTTCTGAATAACTTATATTTGAACTTTCAGGTCTAATCGGTATCATCCCTAACTTATCCATTAAGTATAAACACTTCAATACTATTGGATTACCATATTCGTCTGTATATGGTTTGATATATTCTTCACAATAATCACTATCATCATATTCACATTTAGGCATATAATCATAATAAGGTGTAGTTTTTAGGAAGTCTCTGAATAGATTCTTATATCTTGATAAAGTAATCAAACCTTCACCATGTTTGGTTGTGGGTAGATTTTTTATATAATATGTGTCATCGTCCTTTGGAAAGTTTTCTCTTGGATTTTCATAAATTACTTGACATTGTGGTAATTCCTTTGTAAGTTTAGATATAAATTGTGGTTCTGGATTGAATCCTTTATCCTCTTCTCTTATAACTAATTTTACTTTTTCATAACCCTTAACCCACAGATGTTTTTTTAATCGTTCAAAGTCTATTCCTGCAGAACCATATAACATTAAATCAGTAAGTGCAAGGTCTGTATTTATTTCTAACAAATATAACTTTTTATCTTCAGACAAAATCCAATCAAAAGTTAATAACTCACCCTCATTTACATCATTACTTACATAATCACTAAGATAAAGTGGTGTACCAATCTGTATTGATTTAATATTCGCTTCATTTAATATGTGGGAACTTCTGACCACTCGGTATCTCCCTTTTTAGAAATTTACACAATACTTCCCAACCATCACCCTTTGATAAATCCATGTGTAGGATGTTTTTGGGATTCACTCTCTTTCTTAACCAAAGTAAATTACTTTGATGTTTAAAATCTGTTTTACCTTTTAACCAATCTTTTTGATATTGTGGGTAATTTTGAAATACTTCTTTACCACCGACTCCTAACCAATTCCAAGAATTTACTATACCATCATCTAATCTTTTTATTTTATCTCTTAGTACTGAATCCACATAATCATCAAGTGGTCTTGTCAAAGAAATATATTTTGCCCATGGATAGTCGTCAACTAAGTGTGAAAATACTATTGGGTCGTATATAGGATAATCAAGAAACACTTCATAGTCATCATATTCAGTTAATAGTTTCTTTTTGGTTTTCATATGTTGATATACTGATTCAAGAAGTTCTCCACCACCACCTGTATGATAAGTTTTGAATCCAAGTATATCTAATGCATCTGATAAACTTTTTGTACCTGTCTTATTGTAACCTAAAACAAATATTTTAGTCATCCAATAAATCCAATAAGTCGTTTATCTCTAATGCAATATATGTTTTACTTCTGTTTCTCTTAAATACTAATAGTGGTTTGTGGTCACCTGCATTTGTTTCTGCCTGTTCAAGAGAACTCCATATGTTTAATTTTTCTTGATTTTTACACTCTACTGAGAATGGGAATAATTTACGAGCTGCTGGTGATAATAATATATCTTCACCACTATCTCCCATAGTAGTTGAACGAACATCGTCTGGTTCTAATTGTGTGAATTTTTCCAAGATTAAATCTCGGACATTGTTTTGAAGTCGTTTTCCTTTGTTCTTTGCTGAACGAGTTTTCATATAAAACCTAATTTAGTTATGCAATTGCTTTATTGCTTTTGCTTTTAATGCTTTAGTTATTAATAAGTATATTATAAATCTCTCAGAATGTAATTTTTATTTAGAATTAGGCGTATTTATTTCAGAGAAAAATAAGGTTGGATTTTTCTTAAAACCTTTAATGTTAACATAACTTAAGTTAATAATATATATAAGACAATGTATAAAAAATTAGAATTTATTTTTCCATTTTTTACGATATTCTTGTTGTGCCCAATTCTCAGCCTTTCTTTCCCATTTATTGGCCCAATATCTGTCTTTTCCATCTAAATCTGCCATGTTAGAAGCTTGTTGATATTTTTTAATAAACTTTTTTCTACCATATTTAGATATTTGTTTTGCATGATGTATCTCATGTAATACGGTAATAACAAACTCAGAAACTTTTGGATAAAATTTGTTTAAGTAGATAGTATCTTTTGTCCAATCATAACCACCTTCATCTTTACCATATGTTCCAAACTTTACTTTTGATTTTAATCCATAGTATTTTACTAATTCAGATGCAACAAATAATAAATCAACTCTTTCTTGTAATAAGAATATTTTCTTTAATGATGTCATTTTTTCATACCTCTGAATAAAACTCTTGCAACTTGTTTACCATAATCTCTATCACTTGGATAGTGTGCCTTTGCAATAATTCTTGATTCAGCGATATCATCACCTTTTCCTATATATTCTTCAGAGTTAGATGGGTCTTTATATGATAGATATTCACCAATTAAATAACCTTGGATTGCATGTCCACTTGGATAACTTGGTGTTTTCATACTATCTAATGTAGTACCATTTAAATCAATATCATAGAACTCTGCAACTTGATATGGTCGTGGTCTATTATAGTGATATTTTAACTCCATAATAAACTTGACACTTTCTTTTACAATTTTTTTGATATCTTTTCTACTAATATCTAAACTATTTTTTTCTATCAACTCCATAAATGAATCTACAACATCATCATGTGATGTTGCAAACTTTTCATTGGGTTCAACATTTGATAAATATTTTATTTCTTTTAATGTTAGTGATGAATCATTTTCAGGTGGTTGTCTTTTTGGTAATACTAAATTTTCATCCCACAATTCTAATGTACGAGACATTCTTTTTTCGTCTTTAGGTCTAACACTTTCTGCATACTTCATGTTACGAAGTTCTAATAGTTCTTTTAATTTAATCATTTCTTAACATTTCCTATCACTACTGGTTTTGAACTTTTATTTTTTACACTACGACTAATGTAATAATGTGCATCACTCAAGTTAAACTCAGAAACTTTTTTATTATTTGCAAACGATTTAATATCAAAAATTTTTGTAAGATAATCATCATTCATAAATGAACCTATCTTTTGATTACCAATATCTGATTTTTTTGCGTTTTTAAATACTTGTGATACTTTTTGATTATTAAACTTTTCAAGGTTCTTAGAAATACTACTTATCTTTTTATACTTAGACATAAATAATTTTGGAAAACTCTTACCAGTAGGTAATGCATTTATTACTCTATTTGGTTCTTTAAAGTTTTTCTTAGGATTCTTTAATGCCTGTTCTAATTTTTTTACAGAAGTTAAGATTGGTTCTTTTATTGGTTTCTTTTCCCAATTACCTAAATTATAAAATGGTTTTAGTAAATCTCTATCATCAAAATCAGTAGCAACTATATCTACTTTTCTACATAATTCATACAACTCTTTCATTGCCTGACCTAATGGTTTAAGAAAAAACTTACCATAGTTAATATGTCCAAATGCAATAGTTCCACCTTTTTCTTTTGGTGGTGACATTGTTGATATTGGATTCTCTACTAATAAATCTTTTAGTTTAATCATTTTTTCTTTTTCCTCTTACCCCAACTTAGCGGGTTTATGTTAAATTCTTTCTCATAGAACTTTATCTGTTCTTCAAGTGCCACTCGTTTCTCAGCTTCTTCAGCTTCATGTTTTGACAATAAATCTTCTATATGAGTATCGGCTTCTACGAACTTATCTTCTAACTCTATTATTCTCATCTCTATTCTGTAATAAGAATAAACTAACATTGCACACAGAGATATGATTTGTACCAACCACTTTAAATTTAAACTGACGACCATATTATCGCCGATTACGGTTCCTTTATATGACCGGGCAGTATCTTCTTTGGATATTGCCATAATACACTCCTATTATCTATATTTTGGGAATCCTTGTCCTTGAGGTTGTTTTGCTTTCCACTTCTTATGTTGGTTAGCAGTTCTACCTTCTCTTGCCCATTTTTTATTTAGTTGTTGTCTTTTCTGTTTTCTACTCTTTGCTGCTCTGTTAGGCATTTTATCTCCAATCCCATACTTTAAATGCGTTATAGGTTATTCCAAACCCTATAACTGGTTCTGTCAATCCTGTTACTTGGTCATAAGTGATACCTACGAACGGCCCAACACTAATTTGATTTCTTGGTGGTTTAAGTTTAAAAGGATTACTTTTTCTACCTACCATCTTTAGACCTTCAAATTGTTGTTCAGGTACTACCGCATACCACTCACCTTTTACTTCACCTTCTTCAATGATTGGTTTACCTTGTTGTAAACTACCATCAAAACCAAGAGTGGTTTCAGAATCAACTATACTATCATTTACCATAGCGATTCCTGTTCTACCAAATATTCTCAAATAACTATCTTGAGTACCAAATTCTTTTTCAAATGGAACTACACCAGCACCATTTGAATATGTCTTTCTATTATCATAAATAGATACTTTAGAAGAAAGTTGTTGTTTTATAGTATCAAGTTCAACTTCAAACTCAGTCATTCTTTCTTTTAATTTTCTATTTTCTGTACCACGAGTTTTATCATGGTCGTGTAAATCTTTTAGTAAATCATTATTTTGTTCTACCAAGAAATTTACTGAATCTTGTAGTTCAGTTATCATATCGTCTTGTCGTGCAGAATCTTCTCTCAAGAATTCCATTTCTTCTTGAGCATAGTAATACCTAATTCCAACAATACATAAAATAAAGAGAATGTTTAGGAATCCACCTATGACCCACTCTCTTCTTTTTTGTGGCCAATGTTTTAATAACATATGGAACTCCTATTCAATATTTTCAAGAGCATTGACGATGGCCTTTCTTAACGAACCACCTAACTCACTCTTACCAAACTCCACATCCTCTTGTATTTGTAAACCAGCAGCAGATACTTGTGTGGTTGTTTCACCAATTCCACGATAACTTCTTTGTATACCTTCTCTGTTCTGTACTAAGTTTACTAATAATCTAACTTCTGTACTCTGATTTCTACGATTGAATAAACCTGCAATACTAAATGCTTCATTTGGTTTACCAATATAAAGTACTTCTACATTGGCAGTAAAATCTGCATTATCATCTTCTGTTAATCTGTATCTTGTGTTTTGAAATTCTTCTTCAAGTAATTGTTTGATACCTAAAGTAACTCTGTTATCAACTACACCTACAGATTCATCAACTTTGACAAATTGTGATATTTTCAATGTAGGAAATTCTACATCTTTACCAACAACCGCTGGTTGTGGAAGAGATTGTGAATATCCAAATCCCATCAGTAATAATATCATAATTAGTTTTTTCATCTTCTTCTCCTAAAAGTAAGTTCCAAACATTATGGCATATGTTACATTTCTGTCACCATAATCGTTCACAACCGTGTTGTATCCCATTGAGAATCCTAAGTTAACTTTAAATGCCTGACTCAATTGAAAATCAAAAGAGATAGTAGGCATTAAGATAATAGGACTCTTCAGTAATAAATATTGTTTTCCTGAATTTAATCCCTTATAATATCTTAATAATGTATAAGATACATAGTTAGTAAGTGTTATTTTACCGAAGGATAATTCTAATGGTAATCTCATACCATATAATACAGATAAATTACCAAATCCTTGGTCACTAACACTTCCATATGCAGCAGTTAAAACAATAACTTCTGAATTTTGTTTAACAAGTGATTTTGCATATGAAGTTGATACTAACCAATCACTACCCTCAAATGTTTGAAAGAAAACACCTGATGCACTTATCACTTGATTTTGTTTCTTTGCGAGAAAGTTTATTCCTTGACCATATGATGCATTAAATCTACTTAAATCATCAGTAAAACTGAAGTTACCATCATACCTTGATTTACCATCAAAACTCTCTCTTGTATAAATACTATTAAAAGATGTAACCCAACTACTATCTACGGTTGGTGAAGTTTTGATACCATAATTAACGGCACCTACATCATTACTTACATCTTGTTTTGTGAATTGTTCTGTAGCATTACTTGCCAGAACTGACGATAATATTTCTTCTGCAACCCTTACTGCACATGGAAATAAATCTTCAAAATCTCGGAAGACACCTTCAGTCCATGCCTCCAATGTTCCATCTGCTATTTGTGTAAATGTAAAAAATTTAGATTTATTATAATATGTAACATAAAATCCACCATTAGTGGGTTCAAGATTATAATTATCACGAACCACTATCTGATTACATGGGTCAATATAACTATAAAGAAAACCTTGGGCAGAGACATTACTACATAGTAATAAACATAATACTAATAATCTCTGCCACACATTCTACCAACCTTTTCTATCAATTGCCTTTATTACATTGACAACTGCAGTTTCCATCGCTTTATTAGATGCAGAACTTAAAGAAGATTGATTCCATTCCATATTAGGATTCTTTAAAAATCCTTGTCCTATGGTGGATGCTCTTCCTTGTCCACTTCCAACTACATATAATGTATTCTCATTATTGATTACTTTAACTTGGATACCAACAATAGTTTCATTTATTGTTTCAACTTTACCAGCTTTGATATCTTCTTTTAAGTTAACAGCAAAATCATAAATAGTCACATATGCAGTATACTTTGTCTTCTGTATCTTAGCATCATTGGCCTTAAGGTCGTTTAACATAGATAATTGTATATCTCTGTCCGCCTCTACGAGATTAAATCTACCAATGTAAGAAATAACATTTGCAAGTTCTTGGTTTAACCCAAATGCAACTCGTTTATCTCCAAGTTCTGGATATCTATCTTCAAGTTCTTTATTGAACTTAACATCCAAAATCTTTAGATTATCAACTTTAGTAATTTCTATCTCATCCAATGATTTCTGCTTTTCATACTCACCAACATATTGTTCCGTTGATACTGATGCAGCACATCCCATCAAAACCATTAACGATAATAGTAATAGTTTTTTCATTACTTTCTCCAATTATCGGATGGTTTTGTTTCCCATCCATGTTTTTTATATCTGTGTTCATCTTTTGCCATTTCATATCCAATAACATAAGATGTTACACCTACAACCATAAGAGTAACTATTCTCTTTTGTTTCTTCTTTTTCATTTGATGTTTCTTTAGATGATATCGTTTTATACGAAACTCTCTTCTATCTTCAGAATCCATCATATGAAATCTTTTCATCTGTTGACGTTTATACATCATAGATTGGTTTGCTATTCTTTGTTCTCGTTGTTCTTGTATTTGGATTTTTCTATCTCGTTCTTCAGGTGTATCATATGCATCCTGTCCGAATACTTGAGAACCTACTCCAAACAAAACCACAACAATTAATAGTTTTATTAATTTACTCATTTAGCTCCTTACTTGAAATCAGCCAATGGGTCTTTTAATAATTTCTCTAACCTTGAGATTTCACTTTTTAATTTATCAATCTCATTCTGTAGTTTAATTATATCACCATCGTATGATTTCACTTTTGGTGTTTTTAGTGCATCTACCTTTTCTCGTAGATACTTTAATTCTTCATCAATATTGTTGAAGTTATTGGTTACAATTTCTATATCACTTGCTTCTGCAAAACCTTGTACTACTTCTTCCAATGAATCAATGCGGCCAGTAAAACTATACCACCCAGCAATTGCGGTAGAAAGAAAAGTAACAATAGCAATAATATTGTTAATTGATACTCCGAATTTTTTTCCTTTAACTTCTTCAATAGCTTTCTCTATATCTTTTGCCATTTTATTTCTCCTTAGTTAGCAACAATTACAATCACAACAATCACATTTTTTCATTTTACATCTCCATATTTATTGTTAGTAATAATGTATTTTTTAATGGATGGTTTTCATCACCATTGAGAACCCCAAATCCAAACTTCCACTTCTCGTATTTTAAATCCATACCTATTGATGAATAATTTAACTCATGTTCTACATCATTGTAGTACCCAGCATTTACCCATAACATATCTTTAAAGTTATAAGAAACACCTTGACCATGTGTATGATATCCATCGTAAAGATTCCATTGGTTATAAATATTCCATTTGTTTTTAATCGGAATATTAAACCCAACATTTAATGCTGTTGGTTGGTCTATTTCATATCCATTCATCTTTGTCATAATACCTAAATTTGAAACCATTAAATCTAAGTTAACTGCTCCATATAGTTTATGAAAGTGAACACCAATATCAAACATCATCCCATCAGTCTTTTCAGTATATAAATCATGTGCAACAACTTTTCCTCTGAAACCAAGTGCCACACTATCTATTCTCTCACCTTTATATAATATATCAGTTCCCCATCCTACTGAAGCAACTATTGTATTTGGTGAAAAATTACCACTTACAATACCACTCTCATCAGCAAACTTTTGTTCACCATAATTAAAGTATAAAAGTGAGTAATCTAATTTACCTTTTCTAAACTCTATGTAATTGAAACCCATATCATCTACAATGTTTCCTAACCATTTAACATTAGTAAAACTAATATTTGAAGTAGAATCAATAAGGTTTAAATTATTCATTGCTGGATTTCTAAAAGCAAGTGATTGGTTACCCAATATTGTTTCACTTGCTGTAGGTGAAATTGTAAGGACACTATTTACTTGTCCAAACAAAGTTCCAATCATCAACAATCCTAATACTATTTTTTTCATCATCTTTTCCTATTTCACCACCGTGAATTTATTAGCTTTTAATCTATTCTCTGTTTGTAATACAAATATATAAACACCAGGTTCTAAAGTTTGATGATTCTCATATACACTTACTTCTGGTAACCACACACTTGGTTCGTTTGTGAAATCAAATGTATGTATACCACTATCAACTACTTCATCTAATAGTGTTCCAATGTATTGTCCATTAGAATTTAGTATGTAAAGTTTTACATGCTCCATTTGGTCTATAAAGAACTGAAACTTTGTATTCTCTCTAAATGGATTTGGATAGTTATAAGTTATGTCATCCTCACCTGGTTCTCCACCACCGAATGCCCAATACTTATTCCATACCATTACTTTACCACTTAATCGTTCCATTCTTAAATCATCACCATTTGGATTTCCTGCTGCATATTTTCCTACGAATCTAATAGGAGCTTCTGTCCATTCTTCATCAGGAAACTCCGCTCTGAACATTAACTTTAATGCATTCATCGGTTGATTAACCCAATAGTTAGTAGGAGCATTACCTGGTGAATAATCTAATCCACCAAATCGTACTCGTTGCCATCCCTCTTCAACTTCACCTACATTAACATAGGTCATCCATGGCCCTGGCAAGTTACCTGTTTTCATATCAATAAAATCTAACTCGGTTGTATTGAACTCTACCTCAAATTCAAACCCAGCAATATTAATACCCTCTGTTGGTGTAATCAGTAATGGTACTTCTATAATCTCACCACTCTGTACTCTTACAGTTGAATCTGCTGGAAATGATAATGTTACATCATGGTCTGTCATGAATGATTTCATTGCCATTCTACCCATTCCATCTTCTGAGATTCTAGCCCACTCATCTGGTGGTGAATTACCCCAACGATAATATGTTGTACCATCTACAACTGGTGTTATTGCAGTTCCATCGTTATCAACTTTTAAACCTGTTAGGTTTACATCACCTGTAAAGTAGAATCCAATATCAGAATCATTTGTAGTTCCAATAATATCTACTTGTTTAGAACCATTTCCACCATCTGGTTCATTAAAATAATAATCAGGATTAACATCACTACCAAATGTAGAACTACCTGCTCCAACCTTAATACTTAATATATCTAATCTGGTCTCAACATCATTCATTAATGGATTCAATCTTATGATACCACCCTGGTCTGTAGTTAGTGCTGTAGTTTCTTGGTCTAAATCACCATCAACAAAAATACTGAACTCTCCTCTTTGGTTTCTTGTAAATCCATCATAGTCTTGTTTGTAAGTATAAGTGTCGTCATCTCCATTTAGATTATCAATACTTGACCATTGTTGATAAGTTTCACCATTGTAGTGTGTGTAATCTGTATCGAACACTCCACTTGTGTATGCCCATAAGAAATACGAATCGTTTAATTGATATCTATCATCACCATCAACATCACCAACTAAATATCCACTTGGTGATTCTATTTCAATATTTGCTTCATTATCAAACTTATTTGATTGGAAATTAAATCCTGCAATAGCATCATTGATATTTGTAATTGCATCTCTATCTAATAGATAAGTGGTATGGTCACCAACCACATCATCTGCTTCTGGTGGCCAGAACGATACTTTATATCTATTGTTTCTTGGTAAAGATATATTGAAATATCCTTTATCATCTGTGTATGTCCAATACCAATAAGTTACATCTTTAAATCCTTGATTCTGAATCTTTTGGTCTGATGTTGTTCCAGCATTTTGTTCATAGTATCTCATATGTTGATATCCTAATGCATTCGTTGAATACTCATCATAAGTTCCCATAACATCATCGTTTAAAGATTCATCTACTAAACTTGTTGGATAATTAATATCCCTTATGTTTCTCCAATTAGAAAGATTATCTGGATTAGTTTCATCTACTTCAAAGATAACTTTCATCATAGCATATTTGTTTTGTGAAAAATCTTCACCACTATCTTTTGTTCCATCTTTATCAGTATCAATCCATTCACCAATGTATCTTAAGTATCCCTCAAGTTGCACAAGTTTTGGATGTAGTGTGATATCTCCACGAGCAGCACCATTAAATGTTCTTTCTCCTGCATATGAATCACCCCAATTACCATCTATGTAAACTTTATAATCTAATAGATAATCATCAGAAACATAAGTGTAGTATCCCTCTGCTCCATCATACTGAGTAGCAACTCTAAATGCCTTTGGTGCAAAATCATCAACTACATCATTGATTAAAAATTGAAATTTTAATAATTGTTTTTGTACTCCATCACCACCACCAAATGTTTTATCTGGTGTTCCATCTGAGTTACCATCAACTCCATGTGATACCATAGTAATTCTTAACCAATCATATCTATTATCTGATATTGATTCTTCAATTAAATTACCTGTAGCTGCTAATGAATCTTGATATGATACATTACTATAATGAACTACTTCAAAAGAATAATCATGACCATTCTCTCCATTATCACCCTCAGTCCAACCACTTATATGTGAACCTTTAACTACTCGTGAGTTTCCTTGACTCCAAGCATTAACTGATGTTTCACCTGATTCTACCCAAGTGATTAAATCATTATCAAATGCGATATCTATTCTGAATGTAGTAACATCTGCACCTTTATCATCTAAAGTAACTTCCATCTCCAATACTTTATCTCTCCAAATATCGAAGTTATTATTATCTTCAGCTGGTTTAGTTGCATCTTGTGCCAAGAATGTATCTAAATCTTGTGTAACCGTGTCTTTCCACCACATAGCTGGTGTAGACCAATCTCCTATTTGCATAACTCTGATAATTGGTTCCTGGGCAGTCGCCATTCCCAATAACAAAGTTAATAAACCTAAAAACTTTTTCATCGTTTTCCTTTATATGTTGTATTAATATAAACCCTGCTAGAGGTCAGCAGTATTTTGTAGCCTTAATTTACAATAATAAATATCTAATCACGAAAAAAAATTTCGTAATCGGGTTACTTATATATCAAATCTCACAACTATATTTGTTGTAACATCCGTATCCAATTTTACTGGTTTAGCTAATTTACCAATAGCCAGTAATTCTTCTTTATCATTATAAAGTCCTACGGTACTACAATATGGTTGGAATTCTGAGTGAGTTACAAACCCCTCATACTTATCAGCCGCATTATAGAATGTTTTGAAACTACCAGTTCCCGCACCACTTGGTTGGTCACCTGGTGGGAAGAATCTACTCATAGAAACACTTCCCTCTGTTATAGTTAAACTACCACTTCGTTGATAAGTGGTACTTATATTCATTGTTCTATTAAACTCAAATGGTTCAATACTAACAATGTATTCATGTTCATATATTGTTTGTGTTGCTTTATATTTTAATGTGTGGCCTGTACTTGTACCAGCTTCTTTATAAGAACCAGTATCAGTAAGAATTATCTGTCCATGTTCATAGATAACATTTCCTACTTCACTTCCACTTCCATTAGATAGAACACCTTCTCCTCTACTAAATGAACTTGATTTAAATGCAGCAAAACTTGCTGAATGTGCATTATCATAAATGTTACCATCACCATCATCTCTTAAATTATATTCGATACCATTTATTGTAACATCTAATTTTATACTACCAGGTTTTATTTGTTCACCAAATAAATCTCTTGGAATTGTAAATACTCGAGCGGTAGAATTTAGTTCACGATTAACTTTACGAGTATCGTTCTTACCAAAATTACCATAAGGTTCATTACTTCGTTTGTAATATAATTGATTTACTGAATGCCAATTGGGTAGATTATAAAATGTACCCATAGAGTAATTACTTGCAGTAACATTATATGTACCAAAGGATTGTGAAGCAGCAGAACCTGTACTGAAATTATATATAGAACCACTTTCAGCTTTTAACACAAAGTGTCCACTCCCACTATCGTTATTAGTGAGAGTGAAGTTTTTGTGAACTTTAAATGGTTTTATTGACTTATTTGTTGGGTCAATGTTTTTTAACATTTTACTTTCCCTTAGAAGTCAAGTTTAACCTTAATAATAGCTTCCCTTGAGTATGATTTTAATACTGGTTTACTTAGTTTAGCAACTGCCAATAATTCATTATCATCATTATAAAGACCTACAGTTGTTATATAAACTTTAGGGTCTTTAAAGAATGTAGCATTTGTAAACGCCCCATCTGAACCTGTGAAGAATGTTGGATTAGCACTAAAGTTATATCTTTTGTTGTTAACCCTACAGAAGAAGTTAGTCGAATTAATTTCTTCTTCTCTTCTTACTTGGAACTTACTACCATCAGAAAGTTTCTGAAAGAACTTAGCCCCATTGTTATCAAATGTATCTGGACTTCTACTTGTACCAAATGAAGCACTTGCATCCATTTGAGAAGCATCTAATAATATGATTCCTAAATCAGGATAGAAACTACCAAAACATCCACCTGGTTGAGAAGCAGCTGCAGTTTTAATAACACCCTTACCTGTTTCTAATGAACCTGAAACAATATTAAATACTCTTCCACCCTCATTAACAGTTGGATTGTTAGTTGCACCACTATCATCAATTAGTTTTGTAGTACCAACTTTTAGTTCCCAATTACCTGGGTCAATCTTTTCTCTCATACGAGCACGATTGAAAGCAACAAAGTAAAAGTCTTCAGAACCACTTGAGGCTCCTGTGAATGTAAACCTTGAAGTATCAGGTGCTAATAATACATTTCTAAATTGTCTGTACATAGCAGCAGTTTCTCTACCACCTGTATTTAATTTTGTAGTATTACCAGCAGAACCACTTCCATTCAAATTTGCATATCCAATATCAAATTGAATTTCAGATGTTGAATCAGAAGTTGCTTTATTGTACACACTAACATAAGAAGCACTTACTGCTCCAGCATTAGATGAACTAAAGAAAGCTGTTAAAGTTCCACTTCCTCCACTAAAGATACCACTTGATACCTTAGTTCTTTGGTTTTCCACCACATCATTTTCTCTATCAAATCTTGTAAATACTGACATCTCCTACTCCTTATAATCTACTCGGGTCAGCTTTAATAGTTACAGCCACATTGAAAGTAGCCCCACTATCTAAACCAATCACGGTTACATTTGTTGAAGTATCTGTAGTTACTGAACGAGAAACAAGGTTAACTGATTTACCACTTAAGGTAATAGAACTCTTTCTTTCTTCTTCGTTTACAAATACTGGTGTGGTCGCACCTGTGTTAAATTGTAAATCTTCGATTTCTTGTTGTACCAAGAATTCTTCTTGTAATGGTGGAGGCAAAATACCTGAACTGAACTTAGAATTAAATGTTCCAGTCATAGCTCCTGCACCAAACTTCATCACATTAGCCATTTGAGCTGGTGATATTTTCGGTACACTCTTTTTAGATTTCTTTTTCTTCGTCTTAACAATAACTGGTGTTAAGTTAGCAATTGTTGCATCATGAAGAATAAAGTTATATCCACTTTCGTTATCACTACCATTTCTTGTGTTTGGTGTAATTGTTTGAGTTATACCAGGCCCGTTGAAATTCAAGTTTGGTGATGGGACTTCAAGTATTGGAAGTTTAGCAGTATTCTTAGGTAAAGAAACTAACTTATATCGCATCACTTGATTCTCATCAACAAAAGCTTCCAACAATGGCATGTTCTCAATCACTGCACCGTAATAGTTTGAACCATTAGGATGTGCTACATCCCACAAACTATAATCAATCTCATCATCTGCTAATGCAAATTTTGTGATTTTGAACTCGTCTTGCCCTCTTGCCAACAATTCTCGACCTTTTTTGGTAAGAACAGCATCAACGGTTACGCTTGTATTATTTAAAAATCCCATGTTTTTTACTCCTATTAGATTTGTTTGAGATAGAAAACCTCATAGATAAATATATACTTGCTCAAGTTTTATTCAACTTTAAGTTTACTTTCACCAGGCTCTTGTGTTACAAGTTTTGTTGGTGAAGTTATAGTTATCTCGACAGGGTCTTTTCCATCTATTGTATTATCCTTTGTTAATAATTGACCTTTATAAAAAAGTCTAAAAAGTTTTGATTCATATGCCATACTCTGAAACTCAGCAGGTTCGAAAGATGAACTCTCTGGATTATTAGTATTGGCATCAATTGAACTCGTGAAAAATAATCTTTTAATCTCATTGTGTTCTGATACTCTTGAGGCACTAATGAAAGGTTGTACGGTTTCAACAAACTCTGTTGTTGTACCACCAAATGTAATACTTGCAGTTGCATATGTAGTACTAAATTCACTTCTTGGATTTATTTCATTTAAATGTACCAATGATGGTAAACCTAAACTACCAAGAGAACCACTCTCAGTATTATGTAAATTAATTCTACCATCTTTCATATCTGTAACACTTTGTCCAAACATTCTATACTCACCATTGAAACTAAATGGTACATGCCCAAACGAACTTGTTTCTCTTGAAGTTAATTGTACTCCAAAATCAAAGTGTCCTGCATTTTCAAAATACTCATTTGTAAATTCAGGTGGTTGACCTACAATCTCTTTACTTCTCTCTAAAATATTTGGTTCTATTAATAAACCTAATGTAGTGTTAGCTCTTGCTGGTGATAACTTTCTTAAGTGTGTCCATAAACTATTATCATAAAAGTTTATGATTCTCATATAATCCCAAAAGTTATTAGTTCTATCATATTTTTTCCAATAATTATCTTGAGCATATTGTAATCCTCTGTAAGATAATTTATATTGGTCTCTTGGGTCACCAACTTGATTATCAAAATCAAAATCAGCTAACGAATAAATAATATCTTCATTCACAACATCCGATGGTGAAAAATAAATTCCTAACTTATTACTATCAATTGGTGCAAAATCTTGTGATGAGGCTTCCCTACGAACATTAGATGATAGTGAACCATTTAATGTTGTATCTTCAATTCTAATCTTTGTAGCATTTCTTCTTTGAGGCCCAAGATTAGGAACTCTCATTTGTTCTTTATCAACAAAACTTCTAAATTGATTTCCACTAAATCCATGAGCACTTGCACTTGTGTGATACAACTTAGCATTTGCAACATCTAATGCTCCACTTGGATTTGAATTTAAATTAACATTATTATCTAATGGTAATCTATATTGTAAATTATCATAATATGATGATGTTGTATTTCCATTGTATGATTTTGGTGCTCTTACATGATTATCAAATACACTTTGTGAAATATGTTCGTTCCATAATCTGAACTCCATTAGTGAACCACTAAAATCAGTAAAGTATCCTGAACTACCACTACCAGCAAGATAGATATTACCATCTGTAACAAATCCATTATTATAAGCATTGGCTGATGTACTACCATCTAATACAACACTTTCACTTGTTTGGTGAAGTATCACTTCTCTTGTGGCATCATATTGTTTTGTTGTTAATTCATATTTAATTTTTTGTGTATGAGTATCTGTAGTTAAATCTGCACCACTTGAAGATTTTCTTGTTAACATCACACTCCACATATCATCATTGTAAAATGGTTGTAGTGATGATGTAATATAAGTAACACCTACAGAAGAACTAAGTGCAAATTGTAAATGACCATAATCATCAGTTTCTCCATTATCTTGTAACTGAATAGCAAAACTATCATTACCTACACCTTTGTGTAATAATACTTGGTCTTGTGATTTAGGTGTTCTAAATCTAAACTCAATAGTTTGTGGTTTCATAGAATTAGAATCATCTTTCCATGGCAACTCTAAATACTCACTTGATTTAAAATCTAATGCATATGTAAACTTTCTTTTAAAATCATAACTAACAGCAGTTCCTTTATCAGGCCCACCATATTCTCTTACTCTTAGTATAGTACTTGGTATACCATAACAATTCATTAATCCTTTTAATGCTCTCTTAGTTCCTTTTGTTTTCATGAAGAAAGGTGAGTTAGCTAAAATTCTTTTCCATATTTCTTCCGTTACCTTTTCTTGTGGTGTTTCAAATAAACTTGTACCATCAGCATCTTTACCTAATAGGTACTTCGGTAAGATTAATAAATCATTACCATTCACCACATCTATTCCCATAGATTTAGCAACCTCTTGTACAATATCTTTTGAGATACCCTCACTCAACTTACTTGTTCTTTCGTTGATATCTGTGAAGTGTCTTAAGTAAACAAATATCTCATCAAATTGTTGTCCAGTCATATCCATAAAATCTAAGAAGAAATTATTTTCTACATCAGCACTAACATGAAGTGGTAAATTATTAACTAATCTTTCACGATTCAATCTATCATAATCTTTTGCATATCCAGTCCAAGTGTTAAACCAACTGATAGCATTAGAACCACTTGTGTGAACTAAAGTGTAAGGTTCTGTAGAAGTTTCTTTTGGCCAACTTGCATCATTGAACTCTCCAATTGAACTTGAGGCATATGAAGAACTTTCAAAATATAGAAAATTTTCATACGGGTCAAAAGAATTTATTACTCTTCTTTTCTTATTATCAAATTCAAGTTTAGTATTAGCAGAACCTGTAACATTTGCTATCGATAAACTTGATGATGTATATGTTTCAATTAATTCTACTTTCTTTTTAAAATTTTGTATTCTTTTTTCTGCACTTCCAAACATTATGAAATTACCAAACCCATAATCATTTACCAATGGGTCTATAATATCTGTTCTCTTAGTGTAATCTACATTTACTTGTACATCTAATAAACTTGAAGATAGAACTTTATTTTGTATATCTTGTTTTACAGTTGTATCTGTACCAACCAAATCATTAAATGTATTGAAGTGTGTAGACCTCATACTAATAGGATTACTTACAGAATTAAAATCAGGTAGTCTTAAAAATAAAACTTCATCTTCATCCTCTACAAACGGAACCAACTTAACTACATCATTATATGAATCCATTTTCTCTTCTACAAAATAACATAAATCAAATTCATTTACTTCATCAGGTAACTTATCAAATAATTTAAAATAACGAGAACTACCATCTTTGTTATCCATAGTATTTGTAACTAAGTTATAAGTACCATTAACAACAAGGTAAGTATTTAATCTTACAATATCTGATTTTGTAAAGTTAACCATGAACCCATCATCAAATATCTTATTAGCATTATCTTCACCACTATGTCCTTGTTTGTTAGCACCCTCTTCATATGAGATGTTAACACGAACACGATTGTAATCTAATACCTCTACAATTTTTGCTTTATAATCAAGTGAGATTCTTGTTGATGGTTCTGGTGTTGGAATTGGTGTTCCAAGTGCAGCAGCCTCAAACATTTTAGTTTCTACAAAAAATCTATCGACAGTAGGTGGTATATCTTTAACAACTACTTCATTATCAGATAGATATGCATTTGATTGTGGGATACTCTCTTCAGTAAAAGTTCCATCACCATTATCACTTTCACGCATAGGTCTTAACATATTAATACGATTATCTTTTACTCGTAAGAAATGTTCTATACTATTCCATTTACCAAGTGTAGCACTAACTATATTGTTAGCATAAATTGTATGATGTTTATCTAATATTAAATTCCATACTTCTAATGAATTTGATTTAAATTGTGTACCAACTTCTTTTGCTAAATGCCATTGACCACGATGTTTAATTGGATGGTTATCTGTAGTAATTAATCTACCAAACTTTACCAACTTCTCTCCATCAGGTCTACCATCTTTAACAACCTTAAGAACTTTTGCATATCCTAATTCTGTTTTTACTCTCATACCTGGTTTAATCATTTTAATTGGTATGGAACGATTGTTATTTAATTTAATTCTTGTATCACCATGAAAACAAACACTACCATATCTATCATCATCAAAATTACCTTGTTCATAATCTTGTACTTGTTCTTCTACCATTTCCATTAATGGTCTTGGTTCTGAATTTAATTGTTGATTAACAACTTCAACATTTTCAGGTGATGGTTGTACTACACCTCTTGGTGGTGGTGGCGGTGGTGTTGGTTCAAGTGTTTGAGCCTCTATTGAATAAACATTTTTGATAGTAATAATACCACCAACCATATCATCCGTAAATCCTCTATCACCACTATTCAACTCCGCAATCAATACATTCTTATCCGTCAAATCAAACCTAATGTTTCCAGCACCTGGCAACAACCTTGACATGGTTGGTGTGTAGTTAATCATCTTATTGATTTCTCTAAAATTCTTATTGTATAAAGTATTTTGAATCTCTTGAGTATCAACTTCCACCTCTGTTCTATCCGAAGATATTTTCTTTACAACATATTTTAATTCTTTTGGAAATATTTGTTTTAGTTCTTGTCGTGATTGTCTTTTACCAAATTTCTTTGTAGCATAATATTTTGTTTCACCATTTATTAATTTAGTTTGAACTTTATTTGTATGTACGAATCCCTCATCATTTACAAATACGGTTTGGTCTTTACCAGCTAATCTTCTTAAGAAAAGATATTTAACTTTGTACTGACCTTCAGTATACCCCATATCACGAAGATGTGTACCAACATCAATATCAGCAACTCTTTCATCACTTGATATATCAATCTCACTTACAGGAAAGATTTCTTCTTGTAAAAACTTATCTTCAGAATCATATACATAGATATGAATATAATCACGCTGTCCTCTACCAAAACCTGTGTAGAGTTCTTTAGGTGATTCAAATTGTTCTTTATCTTTAGGTGTTAATCCGTATTGTAACATTATTGAAGGTCCTGTATTCTTTGTTGTAGATTTGCTATTTCAGTTTCCAATGTAGTATTTAATTCTTGTTGTGTTGCAACATCAGTTTCTAATTGTGTTCTTAATGTTTCTAATTCTTCTGGTGTTACTTCAGGTTCTTCTTCTTCTACTATGTTTGGTAAGAATTCACTAAACTTATTCTTATCATCTATAAATTTATAAAATAAACTATAGGTAGATGATTTTTGTGTTAATGGTATTCTTACATACTGAAATGGTTCTTCTAATGATATTGGTTTACCACTTCTTGAAATATTGAAAGGGTCTTCATAAGATAGTAATGAACCATCCTCATCTCGTAATGGATTAGTTGCATCGATAGCAGAACCAGATATCTGAGCTCTCTTCTTATCTTCCTCAAGTCTTTTCAAATGTTTTTGTTCATCTGCATCTTGAACATTACGATAGAAATCTTGTTTCTTTGCTTGTTTAATTGTATACGGCATTATTGCTCCACACCAAAATAATCATAATTTAATTTAATATATTTGTTCCACTCATCAGGTATCTCATCTTCATCAAAGATTGCTTCTACAGGACATTCAGGTTCACAAGCTCCACAATCAATACACTCTTCAGGATTGATATATAATTGTAACCCATCAGGATTAAATCCATCTGCTTTTGCTTCTTCACCTCTACCCTCTTTATCAAAAGGCCCATGAATACAATCAACAGGACATACCTCAACACAAGCTGTATCACAAGTACTTACACATGGTTCTGCAATTATATAAGGCATTTTATCTCACCACTTTAAATTCAAATCCATCATCATATACTTGTGAAGTTTCATCTGCTCCACTTCCACTCACTACTTTAATTTGGAATTTGTAGTGCCTTTCTGGCATAAACCCATTCATCCATAAATTAAATTGGTTTCCTTGTGAATCACAACTTACAAGTGAGCCAGTACCGAATGGTATTAATACATCATCAGTTAAAGAATCAACCACAGAATAAAATGTACTACCACTTGGTAATGTTTTAACAGTCAATGCTGCTGGTGTAGTATCGAATCCACGAGTAGGATATAATTCACGACCTACAATTCTAAACTTCACTTTTGAGTTTTGTTTGTATTCATCTCTTAACCCTTTAAAATAAATTGTTAAGTTTTCTAAATCTGTTGAACCCAAAGCACTTAAACTACCTGTATTCCAACTTGAATCATCCCACTCAATTTCTAACTTAGGTGGAAAGATTGTATTTGTTTCTCTTGAGAAAAACTTTAGTTGTCCTAATGGATTCGTATCATGTTCAGCCGAACCAGTAGCAGTTGCAGGGTCAAAGATAGAATATCTACTTGATGATGTGTGTAGATTTTCTCTCTTGATTATAAAACCATTGTTTGGATATGTTGAACCACTATAGATGTGATTCTTAACCAAACCACTTACATCCATTCTTATATCTTTTGTTTCATAAACTAAATTTTCTGATGCACTAACATTGTATTGTGATACAGAACTTGTAAACCAACTACCACCTTGATTAGTATCGGTTCCACCCATCCATGTAGATTTGGTTGTATCATTATCACGATACTTCCAACTAGCACCATCACTTAGTGCTGGACTCCTATCTTTGGTTCCTGTTCCACCATTCCAACTTCCACTAATTATGTAAGCATGTAGTGATTGTTCTACTGCCAACTCTTCTGAACTTGCATCATATAGATTCAAATAGAATTTTGCAGTACTTGGAATAATACCATCTTGTATTGATTGTGAAATATAAGAATAATCAAACTTCATTAATATACGAGATACTGAAATAGTAGTACCTGAAGAGTTTATATTCTTCTCTACTTCTAATATTTGGTCTAAGCCTGTATTGATTGATGAAGTTACATTTCCCTCATAAATTGTTGTATCAGTTATCGGGTATTCAAAATAATGCATTAAATATCTCCTATTACTCTACCCGAAATATCTATGTTCGGGAATTTTACTTCAAAGATACATGGGTCTAATGATGGATATATCACACCATCTTTTGTAGCTGATTGCATATCATATACATGACCACTATACCCACTTGAAGTTTGGAATTTATTTTCAATAACAACCATTTGTTTCTGTGGATTATCATCTGCTGGTGGAACAACACTTGCCACACCATCCACTAATGAAAGTTTGTAAGCAACATCACTTAGAATAATCGGTTGCCCTATCTGCCACTTCTTAACATCAAAGTGTTTCTTCATCTCATCAACACATCGTAATAATACTTCGTTCTTGTTAAATCCTCGTTGTGTAATGATTGAGAATCTTACACCAATATTTACAATGTAAGCATTCTTAATATTAATCGCATCTGTCATTAATCTATATTCAGATAAATATGTTTTTAAATTTTGTTTTACTGCCCTATTCAAACTAACAAGATTACTTTTTGCATCGTAACCCAACACATACATATTTAGTGCCAGTGGATTTGGAATAGCAGTACTTCCTGCATTCTTTACAATCTTTCCATCTTGCATAATTAGATTAGTAAATTCTTCTAATTGTTCATCTTGTACAATATAAGTTTTTGCAATGTTACCAAACTTTTGTGGTAAGGAATATGTTCTAATAATATAATCTTCCTTAGTAACAGCTCTGTTCTGTGAATTAAAATATGCCAATGCATTTTGTCTAACTTCTTCTATAGTTTCACCACTTGAACCACCAGTTGCTGGTGTTGAATTGTTTACTGATAAACTTGATTTCATATCAGTAATAGCTGTACTATCTAATCCTGATTCATCTATTGTGAAGTTAACTTCATCTAAATTAGATATTGTATTTGATGGTGCATTATCTTTTATACTACCACCATGTGTATAAGTAATTGTTAGTGTTGTATTACTTGGTGCTAATCCATAAGTTTGTGTTTTCAAGAAATTACTTGGGTCAAACGATTCATCAAGTTTAGATAAACCTGTACCAAGTGAACTACCAACATTATCTGGATTAGGTATAATTTCTTCATCAGCATTATTACTAACACCAGCACCAAATCTAATTTCTGTTTTACCATCACTTCTAATATATCTTGTAAATCTCTTAGAAGTTTTAATTAACTTTAATAAAAATGGTGATTCCTTTTTGAATGAAGATAAATCAGGACTATTTAAATCTGTATTTTCTATAGAACTAAATACTGTATCTTGTGCAAGGAAAGGAACCTCGTACCATTCATCTCCGTTACTATCAACACAACTGATAATATCAATTATATCATTGTTGTTTAAAATAATTTTATCAAACTTAACAGCATTTCCAAATGAAAAATTCTGAGAAGTTTTTGTTCCTGATTTAGCAATTGCAGATTTAGTTAATTTAAAATGTGTTGGATTAGTACCAGATGTTTGTGATACTTCAGTAATCATATTATCTAATGAACTTGATGCCTTGAAGTTAATATCATCTACTAATCTAAATGATGTTCCACCTGTTGATTGTAATGTACTATCAGCATCAATAGTAGGAGCATAGTTTAAATCTGCCTGATATGAATCACCCACTTGAATAGCAGGAACCTGTACTGATAAAGAACATATAGCAGTTGCAGGTGAACTTAATTTTGGTTTGTATCCATATGATTGTGCAATCTTAAAAATGTTTTTCTTTTCTTCTGCAGAGTGTAAAAGTGTTTCACGATATTGATTATCAATATAAAAGTTTAACATATCACCAACATATGCTGCCATCTCTATGAACATCATACCAGGGTCTGATTCATTGAAATCGTTATATGTTTTTGGGAAGTAGGATTTAGCAAATTCAACCAAGTTATTTCTGATTGAACCAAACTCTCTACCTAAGTAAGAAACTTCTTTCTTTACACTTTTCTTACTTGTATTAAAATCAGGATTTTGTGATGGCATCTTAAGCTCCAGTATTAAAATTAAATGTTATTGTTTCAATAGAATCAGGGTCATCAATTGTTACCCTAAATTCTAAACTAACGATTAATGAGTTAGGATTTTTTTCATCAGTAACTGTTATAACATTTTCAGCAACAACATAAGGTAACCACTCTGCAAGTGCCTCATGAATTGCTTCTTCTATCTTATCACCAATTGTATTATCAATAGGTTCAAATAAAATGGCTGGTAATCTACTACCAAAATTTGGTTGCCCAACTCTTTCACCTTTGTGAGTTAATAATAGGTTCTTAATATTTGAAGAAACTTGTTCCCTTAAAGTTTGTGACCTGATAAAATTATTATCAGTACCAACTCGTAGTGGGAAAGTTAATCCAAAAAAAGAATCTCTATCTTCATTTAACTCTCTGATTGATGCCATTATTTTTTACCCTTGAACTTATCGTTTTTCATTAAATCTGAATAATCTCTTGTGAGTGCATTTACTAATGATTCAGGTACTTGTTCTGTTGAAACGCCTTTTTCTCTTAGTGTTTGAGCTGCATTCATATTTCTCTTTGTTTCATCATCTCCAAAAGTGCTATCACCATATCCTAAAAGTTCAGAAGCTCTACTTGAATCGAAAGCCCCTCCACCCATTGTTGGATATTCATCCATTTCTGAATCACCCTTACTTAAACCTACGGTTTCATTGAGTATGTCATTTAAAGATTTATTATCAGTATACTGAACTCGTTTCTTTTTCACAACTTTCTTCTTGGGTGCAAGAGATTTAAGAGAAGATTTATTCTCCTTAATAAATAGTTTGTTCACCTCTTTTTGTACTTCTCTACGAACTACTTCTTGTATTATTTTTACAAGTGCTTTTTTAGTCATTTCTAACTCCTTTAGTTTGATACATTATAACCTACTGATGGTAGTGGTGATGGTGCGGCTGGTGTTATAAAACTTACCTGCCCATGATATCTGTTAAAACATTCAATCAAGTAATCACAATACTCATCAACATCATTCGAATTCTTTGCTATTGCAGTTAGGTATCCAGAAAATATACCTGGTGCCACAACTGTACTCCCACCTGCTGTTGCTCCACCTAACCAATATAAAGTTAAACCAACTTGTAGCCCCACATCTAATTTGTATTTACCTCTACTATTAAAACACGCCTTCAACTGACCTTCTAATCCAGCCATATTTGTTGAAGCCATTGGGCCAATTGCTGGTGGAACTGCTACTCCTAACTTTACACATTTATCATATGCCTCGGCAATTACCGTAGCCATATCATCATCATTATTTAAACCTTTTTTATACTCACTCTTAAATATCGACCAACTCATATTTTACTCATCTATTTTGTGCTTTGAACTTAAAGCATCTTTCACAGCACTCATGGCTGATGTTACCGAACTCCAATTTGGTGCCGCTTGTATTGGGCCAGGAGTAGGGCCTGTTGGTGTTGGTATTCCAGTAACACCACCTATGGCAGTTACTAAAGCATCCAACTTATCATATAATATTTGTCCTAACACTTGTGGTTCTGAAGCACCTGTACTACCAACCTTTACTACAGGAGATTCAAGTACTACTTCTGTTTTAGCACCCAACGATAAATTGTTGTTACTAAACATTCCTATATCACCACCATTCTTTGTGTTAAATAAAATTCTATCGGAACTAATTAAAATATTGTTTCCCTCATAAGGGCCAGTTACTAATTGAGTTTCCATACCACCTACAAATTCTAATGTTTGATTTGTGGTCATGTAAATACTTGAACCATCAGTATCAACTTTTTCTTCTATTGGTTGTTTTGTATTAGGGAACTCATCTTTACTTTGACCAACATTTAAAATAATATTTGGTGATTCAGTATTTTCGTTTTTTACATCACTACCTAATCGTATAGTATTTCCGAATCTACCCTCAATAATAATATCACCCTCATTAGGTAATAGTTTTCTTGCATCGGTATCTCTACCCTCATCTATATAATAACCTATCTTAGTTCCTTTATCATCACCCTCATTAGGTGTATCTAAACCTAATTCAGATTCTAATGTGTTCTTTCTTTTTAATCTACTTACTCCATGTTGTGCATTTAAATTAGGATTACCAAATAAATTTAAAGAACTAATGTAATAAAAATCTGATAGATATCTTACACCAATAACAACCTCACCAACTACTGGTGTACTATTCATATTAGGATTGAGTGGTTTAAAATTTTTACATCTATCAATATTTAAACCTTGGTCGGAATAAATAAATCTACCAAGTACACCACCGATGTAAGAATAATCTGGTTGGTCATCTTTAAGTGGAAAGGACGATTTAGTTTCATCTAAATGTACTTCAAGAACTTCTAATGGTTCTAATTCATAAAATTCAGAATCTTTAATAATTTCTTTTATTCGTTTTTTAAGTGAATTTAGAGTTTGTAATCCACCTGTTTCTGGTACAGATACACCTCTACCAGGTTTCTTTTCATATGCCATTATTCTATCTTTTGTAATATATTATCATTATGGTCTTGTAACTCATTTACTGTTTCTTCTATTGAACTCATCAATTGTTCTTTTTCCTTATCAGTTAAACCGAACTCCCCATCAGAATCACTTTTATTTCCTGCTTGAGCTAATCGTTGTACGATTGTAGCGAGTTTAACTAATTGTTCATCATTCTTTACATTGATTTCTAAGTACTCTTTCAACATAGGAATGATTTGAACAGCGGTATCCCCATCCTTAATGAATCCAACTACTTCTTTCATGAGTACTTCTAACTGTTCTTTGTTTCTTTTAGAATTATCATAGATGTCTTTGAATACATCGGATAAGGTTTTTCCATCAAATATTTCGAAATCGATTGCCATAATTTACCTGTTTTGGTTCAATAATAAATATCAGTTATGCGGAAAAAGTGTCATATATATTTATATACTATTTAATATTTCTCAATATATACAATAGTTATATTATGTCGGTGGAAAATTCCGACTAAATTGATTAACTAACGGGAGAAAAGACCATATGAAGGAAATCATAACACTCGTAAAAGGATATGTCAACGACCTAGCGGACTTGATGTTATCTTTGGTAGCCATTGGTGCGATTTCTGAAGTAATCTTTGGAAGTGGTGTCTTCGGCGTTAATGTTATTGGTAACCTAACATCTATAATCAACACATTCGGCGAATCTGGATTTGCTGGATTAGTCGCTTTGTTGGTGTTAGTGGGTTTATTCCGTAAGTAGTACTATATCGGATAGAACGATAAAAGGGGAGTCTTTTCCGAGGCTCCCCTTTTTTACGCTTTGGATTATTTAGTGAAAGTCCAACTACCTGTGAATCTGGTTTCGATTGAACCAGTAGCAATGTATGCCTTTTGTAATTGGTAGTGATGTTTCTTCATCACATTGATAACACGAGTAATGTGTTGTGTGTTGGAACCAGTCATCTCACGAATCAAAATATATAATGCCTTCTTGTTGAAGTTATCAATACTATCTTTCATTTCAATTAACTGAACTACAGCATTGGCAACATCTAAATCTTTCTTTCGTTTGAAAACGGTAGTTAGATTATTCTTCCAATACTCAACCAACTGATGTAGATATTCAAATTGTACTTCTTGGTTTTCCTTACCACGAAGTTCAGTCATAGGGTCTCGTTTGTAATCCGTAACCTCTTCACCATCATGTTGTTTTAATCTCTTGTAGTTATTGTTGTTGTGTAGAATCAAATAGTTCTTAGCAACAATACTGAAGTATGAGAAGGCCTTACCCTTACCCTCTGTGAACTTGTGCATGTTCATATATAAGAACGATACAACCTCATGTTTAACATCATCACTTGGAACATCAAAGTAATAAAACTTAAATGTATGGATAATGTTTTCACACAACTTTTCAAATGGTGTACGAATATGTTCATTATAGATTCTGTTCCTCATATGAGGTCGAGTTTCTTTATTATGTCTAATGATAGCATTTTCTGTTCCTTGATGGAAGTAATATCTTGGTGAACCTTTAGCTGCTTTACGAGGCATTTATATCTCCTTATCTGTTATAGTATTTAATTCATTCATGGTATCCTTTATACCTTGAAAGACTGTTCCAATCTCATCATCGGATTCGAACTTACCCTCTGAATCTAATTCATCGAGTACATTTTTTGTTATGGTAATTTTAGCAGATAACTCTTCTATCCAACCTTCTAATCTTTCAACCTTTTGAAAGAGATTCCAACTTGTATATCCGAATGTTACTGCCAAACAACCTAAGATAATTTCTAATATCATTTCTTATCTCCAAACAACTCATCAAATAAATCCTTTGGTGAATCACCTGTAAGTTTTGTTTCTACTTCCGTCTTTACAGCCTGTTTGATATTACCAACCGATTTATTTACCTTTTGAGTTTTTACTTCTTCTTGATTCTTCCACATTGATTTCTCACTCACGGTAGCCATGTGGTCTGCCCAATGAATGATATATGGTAAAGCAGTTCTGAATGAGTTCTCAGGTTTGAATGTTTTGTAGTATTGCATATTAGCTTCATCATACATACCATCACTACATTTGATTGCCAACCATTCGTTTTGTGTAATAGGAACTTTGAAGTGTTGTAATAGATACAACGCCCTATCTGTTACTGACATATAATTCATTTCAGGATTCTGAGTGAACCATTCATTTAATTTCTTTCTTCGCCAATCATCATCTTGTACAAGATAATATTCATGTTCTAAATCACCAACCTTACCTAAGTCGTGATGTAGTGCAGAGAATACAAGTTCTTCTTCAGTAAAATCTATAACCCCACCAACCTTTTCATAAACCTTCATTAATTCTTTTGCGGTTTCTACAATATGTAAAACATGCTCTACATATCCACCTACAAAACAATAATGATAATATGGTTTACCACTAGCTGGTGCAACTACGATTCTTTCTTGAAAGTACTTATACATCTCTAGCAATGTTTCTTTCCTGTCGCCAGAAAAATGTTCTTCTACTACTGATACTAACTTACCGTAGTTGTCGAGTAATTGCTGTTCTGTTAATTGTTTCATTTAATAACCTTTGTATTTTCCCAATTTAATTTACCCCTAAATGTACGAAACTTTTTATATAAAAGTCAAGTCTTTTTTTGCTAATAACCAACATTCCAAAAAATGGCATTGGGTTTGGCATACTCTTTAATGAACTTCCAAGCCTTAGCATCATAACTTGGAGCCGATGGAAAAGGTGGCATCTCTGATTCAGGTATCACCTTTTCGAATTTATATTCAGAACGATAGTATTTAGCTCTACCTATTTCTCTCTCGTTCATTTTATGTCCTACTGAAACTACATTCACATCCTTATCAGGAAATGCTAATTGTAATCCTCTACTCAAAGAACCACTACTACCAACACTCCATATCTCACTAAAATCTACATCTTTTAAATTTTCTCTAATAACCTTTATCATACTACCAATGTTTGTTGGATGTTCTAATCCAATAGGAAACAAAGCTCTTGTATCAGGACTTTCGTTTACATACTCTCTTGCTCTTGCCTGAGTTACTGATAACATTCCCATGTTTACCCATTTATATTCAGCACCTAAATCCATTCCTCTTTTTTGATACTCATGATAGTTCTCAGGATTTCTTTTAGCCATAAACAACACAGTCTTCTTTCCATACTTGTTGGTTACAGCAGGTAACGATATTTGTGCATAACCTGTAGCAGGACAACTTCCAAATACTATTTCTTTTGCTGGTGTATCTTTTATGTACTTATCAACAAATCTAATCTTACTACCATGATGTAACAAATCATCTCTTACAACTTTTATCCCATCATACTCTTCTATAACTACTGGTGGATTTGGGTCTTCCCAATCTTTTACTAAATCTAATAACTCAGTAACTCCCCACACTTTCCCACTATTATCTTCGTAGGTCGGTTCAAAAAATTTATTCATAATATCCTTACCAAAATTTTGTGTTTACTTTTTCTCTATCACCTGGTAACTCACATCCCATTAATTCTGCAAGGATACGAGCTCTTTTACTTGGGCCTTTATTATATTGGTTAGTCATAAAATAACAAACCTTAGCCTGTGTGTAATCTACATCTTCATAGTTATCAAACTGGTCAACTGATAAATCTACTATTGTATCATCTGGCCATTTAATGAATCTGTGTAACCCATCATCACCAGGTATACCAGCCAACTTATAAGGTTTAGAACCTGGTGGTGATAAATAATAATATACAAATTCAGAAACAACATAACAATAATTCTTAGTAGGATTATCCATTGTCCATGCATCTTTCATTAGTTTTGTTTTAAGATGTTTCTTACCCATTGTTTTTAATGCTTCATGTAACTGGCCTTTGGAAACACCAGCTACATCAAACATTTTTTGTAACTCTTTTTCTTTGATTCTCATTCTATATAATCATCAACCTCTTTTGTAGATGGATACTTCTCACTACTCCTCACTAACCAATCTCTTAATCGTTGGTCTGATTTAATATCTATGATTAAGTGGTATCTATCTTGTTCACCAAAGTTAACTGCAGTGTGTGGTTTTCTCATATCTAAATACCACAACTCACCTTCACCCATTTTACATTTGGTTCTTGTACCATCAGCATTCCATTGTGTGAATTCTACCTTTGGATTTGTTTGTAAAGGAAAGTGTAACCTTGCCCATTGACCATCACCAATTCCAGCTTCTACATCTTGTCTATCAGTATGTCTTTCAAGTTCACCTTGTCCTTCTGATAGTTTAAGTATTCGAATTCTTTCATGGTCGTAATCACCAAGTATATCTGCAAACTTTTCTACGGCAGGTACTTGTTCTCTTAATGGTGTATCTTCTACTTTCCAATCCATCTTCTCTTTGTTTGCTTTCTTCCAAGAGTTAACCATCTCTGCAGGTTTAACAATGAAATCAACTAATCCACCATAACCACGAACTACCATACCTTTCCAAGTATTTCCTTTGTTATAGTTAGAATAGTGATTAGCAAAATCATCAGGATTAAGTTTTAGAATTTGTTCCATCAACTCTTTTGTATCTTGTGTATCATAATCTAATCTCTGAAGTGATAACTCTTGTGCTTTATCAGGTCGTTCTAAACTCTCACCATTGTACGCCCATATACCATAAACATCTGCAAACGATGTTACAATATTATCAATACATTCGAATCCTAAATTTTCTAATATATCTTTATTTCTTTTCAATTGATTATCAATCTCTACAATTGTAATTGGTGTTTCGTGAAAACTAAAACCATCAGGTTCTTTAGCAATATTTTTCTCTACTAATTTTTGTAACCATTCTTCGTAACCAGGATAACATGCCATCTCTTTAATGTACATATCACCTCTTGATTTATCTAAAATATATTCTTGTCCACAAAAAGATTTTACCTTTTTAAATTGTGTAGACATTTTATTTAAATCGTAATAATGAATAATAGCAACAATCTTACCATTATCATCTTCCACCCAATCAACTTCTTTATATTTGTTTTGTTCCATGTGTCCGAGATATTGTTGGATTTTATATTTGTTTATTTTTCTAAAAGGGTCTCTCAATCTCGTCATACCATATTTTTCTCTGGTACCTTTATCACCCTCTGGTCTTTGTGTTTCTAAAAAACAATCTAAGATATTATCATAGATTGGTGTTTTATCATACATCCATTGTTTTCCATTATGATAAGGTTTATCGTATTCCTTATCCCAATTTCTGAATTTCATTTTGTGCTCCTTTGTAGAACACGAATATCGGTTCGAACTTGTATGCTTTTCCGTTATGTTTTACAGCATTCTTTATTCCCGTCTTTGTTGGGTCTAACCCCACCATCCGTGTCATCAACATTTTAAGTTTACCTTTATACTCACACCCTAACTTAGTTAGGATATCAATACTATCTTGCTCTAATGGAAAGTAAGTACTACTTCCAATTTTTATATCGGCTATATTCCATAGAATATATCTATCATCTTTTAGATATTCATATGCTGTAGTTAATGTTGGTTCTAAGAAATTATCTCTCCAATCATCATATTCTGCATATGCCTTAAAACTTTGATTCTCATCTTGTGAATATTGTTCCCTATTGAAATAAGGTGGACTTGTAAAAACCATATCTACTTTCCCCTTATACGATTGAAACTTAGGATTGTTCCCAATTAATTCACTTCCATCAGAAAAGACATCGTATGTATTACTTTTCTTTTCTACTTCAAAAAACTTTTGAAAGGTTTCACTTTCATTATCAACACAATTGTTATTATAGAAATCAGCAACTGCTTGGTATCTACCACCTGTATCAGGATTAGGGTCTGTACCAACATAGTGTGCTTTCTTTCTCATACTCATAGCACCAATGATTCTACCACCCCAACCACTACTACTATCATAAATAGTTATTGGTTCTTCAACATGAGATGTATAGGTTTCATATAAATACTTTGCAGTTAGTGCTGGAAAGTTTACTGCTGGTTGTCCACATGATAATCTAAATACTTGTAATATCTTTGGAAAGATTCCATCGTTCTTATCATACCATCTACTTTGATAAAGATACTCTGTAACTTTACCTGTACTATCTGATGTAGTAGATTCAACTATATCACCAAGATTACTTATCTGTGTTTTACTTAACCAACCATTTTCTACACACTCATTAACATCATCAGCTGTTAGATACAAGTTAGTAAAATCATGATACTCTTCATTTACGGTACCATAATTATCTGTAGTACTCTTCTTAACTTTAGCAAGTACAATAGCACAATCTTTGTACTTATCTATAAACACTCTACCCTCGTGTACATCACGAATAAAATCTTTTCCATTCTGTCCATTCCAAAATGGATTCTCATCTCTTTTGTTTGTAACACTTCTACTCCAACTATACATTGAATCTTTCTTCACGGCTCGTTTCATAATGTTAACAAACTTCTCTTCCATATCGGGGTCTGCAAAATGGTCGTAAATACTTAAACCATTATCTGCACTTTTACCTGATGAGATTTTTGTTTTCAACATTGTTGGAAAGAACTGATTAACAGCACTTGCATCTTTGTTGAAGTTTTGTATAATACCAAGTGATTCTTTATCACCTGTTAAATCTTCTTGTAAAAAATTACAAGGATTATCTTTTAACTTAGATAGTGATTCAACTATCTGTTCTTCATCCTTACCAATTACTGGTGGCGTTCCAAACTCATCCCATTGTGTGGTTACTTCTTTTCTAAGTAATCTTGCCCATTCAATAAACTCAGAATCGGACATAGAGAGTAGTTTGTGATATGTCGTATTTGATTTGAACTCAGAGAAACGACTTCTCTCATAAAACCATTTTTTCAATGTAACTCCTTACTCATATAATAATAAGTATAATCTTAATTTGCGTTATTCACTTTTATTTTTCAATACTAAATCTGTTTTAACAATTTTTGCACTATCAATCTTATAAGGCTTAGTGCCTGGTGATTCTAATATGTCAATACGATTGACAAATCTTGGATTCATAGTATCCTTAACTTGATAAACTCCATCTTTGTTTCCTGTACCCTTGAGAACAATGAAATCACCATAATCTAAAAAACCACCCCAGCGTTTCAAAAGATTTCTACTCACCGCTATGAATCGGTACTCACTAGCTTTGTGTACCCTTATACGCGTTCCATCCGCGAGAATGTTCGGTGTAGAATCAGTTTGAGAACGAACTGGATGATACATAGTTACAGTCACTTCCATCCCCTCTAATTTAAACTCATCAACAAGAGATTGTAATCTCTCATTTTCAGCAGTCATTTCGGTTACCGAATCCTTATGGAATTGTTTATAATTGTCAAAAATGTTTGTCCATATAAAACCGTTCATCATAACGATTAGCATGGCTAATATGTAAATTAATTTGTTCTTCATAGTTAATTCAAAAGTATGAAGTAGTCTATTAACACTCATATATAAATATCTCCTTTCATTGAGATTATTTCGTTTTTTTTGTAACTTTTTTAAGTGGAGCTGGGGGGAATCGAACCCCCGTCCATACTACTTTCAAAGTTAAGTCGTTTACAACTTTAGATGGTTCCGAATGTGTTACCAACAACCCTTATCAAGTTATATACAGGTCTTGAGAACTGGTAGTTTCTTTAATCACTAACTTCCCTCTAACTAAAGTGAGTTCTTTTCAGATATCTGAACCCGTTACCCATTATCTGAGTCATGGAACGAGCCTTACACATTAAGCGTAAGCGTAATTGAACTGTGTGCCAATTAAACAAAGTGAACCTTTTTTAGCAGGTCTTGTTCAAACCTCGTTGCACTTAAACATCTACGATAGCTGTCGAATCCGTTCAGCCCCATATTAATCAATCTCATCATTATCATCTTCCCAATCGATGGTATCACCTAATGATATATAAGTATCGAGAACATCTATCAAATCTTCAACAATGTTCCAATCTTCTTCATTATATGCTCTTTCTAATTTCTCTTTAATTTCTGCCAAGCTCATACTCTACTCCTACGCTAAATTTATAATACTTCCTACCCTTGATATCATTGTAATCAAAGATATTAGTAAGTATCAACTTATCAGATAATTTCCAATTAATTTTTGCATAATCTTCCATGTCGAATCTACTATACCCAGTCAATTCATCACGAAACCAATATCCATCCCATTTAACTTCCATTGAGAACTTATCTGAAATTTCTTTCTTCCTTTGGATACCTACAGATAAACCACTTTCAAATTTATCATCTGCAAATAATCCTGTGTAACCAATTGAGTAATCACCATTACGATAACGAACATCAGCCTTACCATATTGTAAATCACGAGATGTTTTATTAACATATTGTGGTTTAAAATAAAAGTTCTTAGGTTCCCATTCAAACCATACTTCATCGTCAATATAAGATTGTCCTAACTCTCGTTCCCAATCTCTCTTGAAGTATATGTTTTCACTTCTAAAACCTAATGCAACTTCGTAATCATCTACACCAATGGATTCATCGTTAGGTGTTCTCATACTGAATGATGTGAACAATACCAACCCACTTAATAAACTCTGTGCTATCATCTCGTCATCCTATCTAATTCAACCCATGCCTCCATACCTTGAGAGAACTGATACATCACATATAGTAATATACATCCTGCTCCAAGTTTAAGACTTGTAATTATGATATCAAATACCATCTCTACTTTATCTGGTCTCATTAATCTATTACCTCTACAATTTTAGATTCTTTAGCCACTTTAACTTCAAATGGATATGGTGAATCTTTTAAGGTTTCATTTACTTTTGCTTCTGCAACAGAAACAGAATCACAGGCAACTAAAAAACTTCTACGAGTTCTTTTTTCTTTTGTTCCGTTTTTAGTTTGTATTTCTTCTGTGAATATTACTTGTGTTTCATAATACATTATGTAACTCCTTGTATTTGTTAACGGCCAACTCTTTGTGTTTTGCTTCAACCATAATATCAACCTCGTGGCCATAGGTATCAATGTAATCAAGTACATAATCTGAATGTGCTTGTGGTTTAATACTTTCATTTAATTGTTCGATTGAACGAGATTCAGAATAGTGAACTACAGGTTTGATATCACCCCATGTAGATATAGCCAATTCTAAAGCTTCTTGTTCAGTCATGTCACCTGTACAAAATCTGTGGTGATGGTAATCAAACACGATAGGAATACCGATTCTTTTGTGTATACCTTCATATAAATCTTTTACCGAGTACATACTTGCCTTGTCATCGTTCTCGACCGTAAGTCGTGTTTTTACGGAATCAGGTAATCTCTCAAAGTTAGAACAGAATCTATCCATAGCAGATTGTTTATCTCCATACACACCATTACAATGAATGTTAATCTTGTTGTAAGGTGTACGAGATAAATTCATCATATCCATAATATCACCATGTATAGTTAAGTCCTTGATTGTGTTCTCAACTACATTCTCTTTAGGTGATACCAATACATTGAATGGGCCAGGATGAGTAGTCAACCTAACTCCATGTGTGTCTGCCATTGTACCAGCAGAATGTAAATACATTTTTATTTCTGTAATATGTTTAAGGTCATCCCAATCATACTCAGTTTTCCAAGGCATCATATCTGAACTCATACGAAAGAAATCGTAACCATTCATTATGTTCCATTGTATAAGTGAGTTTAAATCTTTGACATTTTTTAATCCAAGTTCTGAAGCATAATCCAAACCTTTCTCATCAAAGGTTCTACGAATCATACTACGATTGGTTGTGATAGGTTCTGTACCTCTTGGTTTATTACCATACTTAGTAGGATAACTAAGTTGCATATTGATACAGGCATAACCGATTTTGTTATTTACCATTCTTCATTTCTCCCAAAGTCATTTTTTTCAATTCTCATTTTTAAGTGTTTCTTGTATTGATACATAAAATATATATGTTTCAAATTTCCCAAATACCAAAGTATTTTTCTAATAGCGTTGATTAGCAGGTTTATCATATTCTACCATTCCTGTAATTTCTGATGATGAACGAATTTTCTTACCTAAGTTCTGAACGAACTCTATACCTAATTCACTACATACTTTTACCTCTGGTGAATTACTAGCATCTCTATCTCCACCATTACAAAAGATTAGTTTGTTCATAGGTTTGAATCTGTGTATCATACGAATAGTATCACTAACGGATTTATCTTCATCACAAGCTAAGATTACTTCATCAACCATATCTAAATGATATACGATTTCTAATCTATCATGTTCTATTATAAACTCATCACCCTTTTTCAACATACATTGTTCGTGATTGTTAACAATTACAATTAACTCATCTGCCATCTCTTTAGCTAATTTAAAATACTCTATATGACCTACATGAAGTGGGTCAAAGTATCCACTAACTATTGCTGTCTTTTTTCTCGACATCTACATTCTCCTTTTCGGTTTTCTTTTTCTTTCGAAAAATCTTATCATAATTTTCTTCGTATTTCTTTTGGTTACCAGGTCTTGGTGCTGAACCCTTTACGGTACCCGAATCGAATATTGATTTCTTAGGCATTAACCATACACTCCATCTCACCACTATCTGTTTGAAAGCAACAATAGTTTTCTACTTGAGCACCATCTACATCACCTCTATTAGGTCTATTGTTTTGATTAGCAACAAACTTAGAAGGTGGCATTGTCCACTTTCTAAATACTACTAATTTAATTTTACCACAAGCAGCACACTTTCTTCTGATTGGTTCTACTACTGGTCTTGTTTGTTTTCTACCTCTTGGCATATTTTCTCCTTATCTGATTAATGTAAACACTTACTGATGTTAGTAAAACTCCACCACCCATTAATATACTTGGATGTGGTTCACCACATAAGCCAATCAAGTGTTTAATAAAATGTATCAATCCATCCATTCTAACTCCCATCCTTGATTAATATAGTTTTCTATTTTTTTATATTTTAATACTTTGGTTTCATCACCTTTTCTGATAGTAACTTTATCGTTACGACCAATCTTAGGTTCTGCTCGTTTATAACTTGTTTCAATCTTCCTATCCATACACACCAAACCATTTAAGTGGTCAATCTCATGTTGTATACATACTGCCTCTAATGTTAATAAGTCTTTATACTTACCATCACCAGCCCCACTAAATACTAAATTACTTTCTTCTTGTTCTGTACTGATTTCTATAGTTTCGTATCTTTCGGTATGTACACCTTTTTTTGGAAAACTTAAACAACCCTCATAATATCTTATTTTGTTTTCCTTTGAGATAACTTTTGGATTAATGAGAACCAAAGGTTTACGAACATTGACCACGGCCACTTGTGCATCAATTCCCACTTGATTAGCTGCCAACCCAATGCCGTCTTTTCTTTGGTTAAGTATCTGAAATAATTCTGTTGCAATCTTGTTTCCTTCTTCAACTGATACCTCTCTTAGTTTTTTATTAATTAAAGGATTGGAATCCTTAAGACAATTTATAACCTTTTTCAATTACTACCTCTCAACTATATATCCTTTTAAATAATCTCTGGTCATCTTGTTTTCTACTTTCATACGAAGTTTGTAATCCTCATATGATTCTCCCTCAAGTCGTGTAGCACCTTTGATAACATCTGATACTCTTACTCTTGGGTCTTCATCGTTTGTCCTCATCTCTTTAGTTTGAATTGGATAAACAAATCCTGTAACTTGTTGGCTCATTTTTCACCTACCTTTTCTCTGTATAGTTTAGCATCGGATTCATCCTTTGCTTTAAATTTAGTTCCATCTTTCAAAGTGAAAGTCTTGTAATGGTCAAACTGACCTTTTGTTTTTTTACTCATTAGTATCCTTATACTTTATGGTTAAGAAAATCTTTTTGTTTTTTCAACTCTTTAGCCAACTCTCGTTTTTGTTTTCTTTGAGCTGCTAACTTTTCTTTATGTTTCGCAACAAGTATCTCATCACGAGTTTTTCGTTTCTTTTTCTTCTTAGGTGGTTTCACCTTAGTAGGTTTAAGTGTACCCTTTAACTTAGGTTGCTCTTTACCCTTATGAAATACATTACCATCTTTATCTACAAATTCATTCATGAAATGCCATCCAGCAGGCCTGCCTGTTTTCTTTCTTGGTTGAGCCATAGCCTTATCAAGTGTTTCAGGAAACATTTTATGCATCCTACTCATCAATGCTTTATCTCCAATAACAGAGGTAGCATCAGTACTTACATTCTTTACTGGTATGCCTGTGATTTTACAATCCATATAAGGTACACCATCAATAAAGTAACCACCATTATCTTCAAATTTACCCATGTAACTTCTCCTTTATTACGCTTCCCCAATAGAACCACTTTGGATTCCTTGGCTAATTAAATAATCTATTAAACTTTCATCTTCTCGGTCCATCGATTTCATTACATCTCGATTTACCTTACTCATAAACTTAGACATCTCTAAATCATATTCAATTAAATCATCAATCAAAAGTCCACACAATTCTTTCGCTTTTCCTTTTGATTCTTTTTCTATCTCTTCTAACTTATTAACTAAGTCTACAATCTTCATTCATCTCTCCAAATTTTGAGTGCTGGATAGGATTCGAACCTACGAACAATGGATTTGCAATCCACCCCATTAAACCACTCTGGCACCAGCACGGCCTCTGTTGGTTGCCACTCGTTGTTTAAGTTTCTTATCTTGCACTTCAAGTATATGTTTACAATACTTTCTTTTAAACTTTCTACGATATACAAATGCGGGACAATCACATGCCCACTCTATTCTTGAAGGGTCAAATCTGATATCGTACTTCTTACCCTTGATGGTGTAATGTTCCCAACCATAATCATCGATAACCACACCATCGAAAACTTCTATAATATAATCTATTAAAGATTGTTCCATGTTATTAAATATTAACCATAATCATTAAAATGTAAAAAACAAAAAATATCCACAATAAAGTTAGGAATTCACCTACTCCATAAAAGAACGATTTTATCTTTTTCCTCATTAGAAAATTACTATAACCCATATGCAAACTCCATTTTACCTACTAAATAATTTTCCTCTTCATCACTCATAGGTGAATGAATTCCAGTCTTACAAGCCCTATCTAATAAATCCCTCTCTAACTCATCATTCAATTCTAACTGGCCTTGTTTACTCATCCAATTAGTCCTATGAAACTCGCCATTGAGTGTCATCTCAACAACCTTTACCATCTCAGTAACCGATGATAGAACATATTCTACCACTAAGGTTCCCATAGATGTTTCTTTTTCAAATACATATGTCATATTGTTTTTTTCCTTTATTTAATTTACCCCTAAAGGTACGAAATAATTTATATATAAGTCAAGTCTTTTTTTCATTTTTTTAAAACTTTTTTTCTCATCCTACGAGGTAATACCTGTAAGTTAGTGATATCATTAACGATACGAGTTTTAGTCATCATAGTAATTTTATCAGTTTTATACAATTCTTTTACAAAATCTAATGCTGGTTCATAACCATTATTTATATAATAATCTATACAAGTCCATGCAACTAATTCATATGACCTGTGATTATATGAAACTTTTTTAGGTACAAACTTCTTCTTTTCTGGTGGTGGATTCTCAAGTGATTTTAGATATCTATCCCAACTATTATCTACATAAATACCTTTGGCAGTACGAGTTCCACCTGTACTTCTTCTATCAATTTTCTTAAGATTCTTGGATGCAGTTTTAGATACAGGTTGTACAAATGCACCAGTCTTATGTGGATACACAACATGAGCAGAATACTTTTCTACTTCACTACAATCAGTACACTCAGTAAATCCCAAGTGGGCTCGATGATTATCAATTCGATTTTCACATACTGAACAATTCATTTAGAAATCACCAGGAGCCACTTGGAAAGTGTTAAGACCTAAATCTCTCCACATCTTTACAACTTTATCCCTATCATCAACCACAAGAAATACATCGTTGATATCTACGAAAGTATCAAGCATTTTTTTCTTAAGGATTTCATCAGGCATAAACCTCATATCGAAAGTGGCTGGATTACCATCGGCAATAGGCCATGAATGGTCTTTGAACTTATCGGGTCTAAGAACCAAAAGGTCAAATGGTACATCGTGTTTCTTCAACCATTCTTTGGTCGCGAAGAAACCTCTATCATTCCTACCACTAAAGATAACAATCTTGAATCCTTGTTGGTGGAACATCTGAGCCATCATAATTACAGGAGCATTTGGTGTATCCCAATGAAGAATAGAATCAGGAGATGCAAAGATATCCCAATTAAGTTTACCATTCGGTTTTACTGACCTATCTCTCCTAACATCAATGTTAGCAAGAGTCCCGTCCAAGTCAAAAATAACGGTTTTCTTATTCATAATATTTCCTTTCATAATATACCTAAAGGTACGAAAGAAATACTATATAAGTCAAGTCTTTTTTTAAATTAATTTTTCTCCCAATATCCAAACTTAGGTATCTCATAAGTAGGTTTCTTTAACCATTTACTTAATGTTACTTCTGCCTCCACATCTTCTGATATATCGAAATCATTGTATCGATGTAATAAATCAGATACGATTGGATGTCGAACAATATCTTGTAAATCAAATTGACAGAATCCACATCCATAAACACCTGTAAATCTTTTTATTGAATCTTCTAATCCATTATCAGATTTAGTTCTTAAATCACTTTGTTGTAAATCTCCACTAACGATATATTTAGAACCCATTCCAATTCTCGTTAAGAAAGTTTTAATTTGTGATGGTGTTGAATTTTGTGCTTCATCTAACATTACAATTTTATTCTGTAATGTTAAACCTCTCATATATGCAAGTGGTATAACTTTTATTATACCAGCTTTTCTCAGAACTTCCATTCTTGATTTACCAATAATCTGTTCCATGTTATAATAAACAGATTGCATAAATGGTTCGGTTTTCTCATCAATATCACCAGGCAGATATCCAATTCTCTCACCATCAACTTCTACCATTGGTTTAGTAATAATGATACCATCATAATTTGTGTTCTTGTTTACAAGATTCTGTAGTGCCCAATATGTAGCAACATATGTTTTACCACATC